TCTGACAAAACTCCTCCAATAGCAGAAAAAACTATTACAGTTGATGACTTACTCATCAGTTCTGCATTTGTATATGAGTTAGATGAGACACTAGCACACTATGAAATGAGAGGAGAAATTTCCAAGAAGATTGGATATGCTCTTGCTCAAAAGTATGATAGACTTATCTTCAGAGCTATAGCAAAAGGTGCTAGACAGGCTAGCCCAGTATCACTCAGTGGTTTCGTAGAACCAGGTGGTACACAAGTTCAAGTTGGTGCTGGTTCAAATGCTGATGATGCTCTTAATGACGGTCATCTTGTAACAGCATTTTATGATGCAGCAGCAGCACTAGACGAAAAGGGTGTATCTGATGATGGAAGAGTCGCAGTACTAAACCCACGTCAGTACTATGCTCTTATACAAGGTGCAAGTAACAACGGACTAATTAACAGAGACGTACAAGGTACATCTTTACAAAGCGGAAATGGTGTAATTGAGATTGCAGGTATAAAAATCTACAAATCAATGAATGTTCCATTCTTCTCTAAGTATGGTACTAAGTATGCTCCATCTTCTGGTGCATCAGCTGCTACTGACCTTGATACAATAGATCCTGGAAATACAGGTTCATTCGTATCTGAATCAGTTGAAACAGCTACAGCAGTTACAGGTAACAACTACGGTACTCGTAACAACTACGGTGCTTCTACTGCTTTCGCTAACACATGTGGATTAATCTTCCAAAGAGAAGCTGCAGGTGTAGTAGAAACAATAGGGCCACAGGTACAGGTAACATCTGGCGATGTGTCAGTTGTATATCAAGGCGATGTCATCCTAGGAAGACTAGCTATGGGAGCAGATTTTGTAAACCCTGCAGCTTGTGTAGAATTGTTCGCAGGAACAACTACAAAGCCAACTGCATTTGGTACAACATACCCTGCAAACGGTTAATTTTATTTTTTATATGGGGGCTTCGTGTCCCCCTTTTTTTTATGTCAGCAATAACTTACGGAGTGTCTACCGAACTAGATGCTGTAAACTCAATCCTGATGAGCGTTGGAGAATCCCCAGTTAACACTTTAGAGGTTCAAAGCCCCGAAGTGGCTATAGCACAGAAGACTCTAAGGCAAGTCTGCCGTGAGGTTCAAGCTGAGGGATGGTCATATAACACAGAGAATGAGTATCCTATCAATCTTGATGGGAACAACCAATGTATTATACCTAATAACATCTTACAAATAGATTTAAATATACATCAACATGGTAAAGATTTTGATGTAGTAAGGCGTACTGATAATGGTATAATGAAAGTTTATGATAAAAAAGGTCATACTTTTACCTTTACAAATTGCGAGAAATTATATTTTGATATTATATGGATGATAGATTTTCAAGATATACCACAACCATTTAAAGACTATATAACCTGTAGAGCCTCTAGAATCGCCTCTAACCGTATGGTAAACAATACTGAGTCTGCTAAGTTAATTGAAGCGGATGAAGCGGCTTTAAGAGCCTTAGCATTGCAGTATGAAACTAGGCAAGGTGATTATAATATTTTTAGTGATTTTCAATATCAGCATGATGCTAACTCTACCTATCGCCCATTTAAAGTATTAAGAAGAATGTAATGGCAGCAATCAATCAACGTATACCAAATTTTTTAGGGGGTGTATCTCAACAACCAGATAAAATAAAATTTCTAGGACAGTTAAGGTCGTGTGATAATGCTGTCCCAGACATAACATTTGGTCTTAAAAAACGTCCCCCTGGAGAATTTGTGGGAACATTAACTAATGCTACTTCAACAGGTCATTGGTATGAAATATTAAGAGATGGAGATGAAAAATATTTAGTACAAATCACACCTGCTAACAGTGGTAGCATGCCTATTAGAGTATGGGATTTGTCAAATGGCAACCCACAGACGGTACTTCCTAGTGCTGGATCTAGTGTGTATAATTATCTAGCTAACGCTACAGAGCCTTACGGGGTAACTACTATTCAAGACTATACTCTTATATCTAATCCACAAAAAACTGTAACTGAAAGCACTAGTAATTCACCAACAGCTTTAGACAGTGGGAATTATTCATTTGTAAGATTAGATACTATTGCTTATAATACTGAATATGTTTTATATAATACTACAGTAGCCAATCCTCCTACACCTAACACCTATTATAGAGTCACTTCTTTAAAAGTAGATTTTATTGGGCCAACTAATAGTAATGGTACAATTAATCTTGCTGGTTCAACATGGGGAAACCCAGATGCAGGTACACGATTTGCTGCCTCTGCACCTTTTTCATTTTCTGGTGGTACGGATGTTCAACTTACTGGAACTATTGATGGACAAGCTGCTAGTAATGTTATAGTTAATGGAGATAATATTACTGAAAATCTTGAGGGTAGTTTACAAGTAAATGGTGTTGCTTATATTGCAAATAACACAGCAAATTTTAATAATAATACAGGAGCAAGTGCTGACTTTTTAGGATATACTCAAGACTACGACAACCGTTACACAGCTACAATTACACTTAAAAACGGTGGTTTAATTAGATCAACTAGTAAAGCAACTGCAGAAAGTTTATATGTAACAGTAATTACAGGTAATGGTACTGTTAATCAACAGAAATATCGTGTTTCAGTAGAAGCTGTAGAAGAGGTACAAACATATCGAGATGTAACTGGAATAGGGTATTTTAAAACTCCTAAGAATCCTGATCAAGGTGTTTTATCTATGTCAACTATTTTAAAAGGATTAAAAGATTCTGTTAATAGTGGACTGGTTAATGTTTCTGCTGAAGTTATAGGTAGTGGTTTGTATCTTAATGGTACATCGGCAAAAAATGTGAACTTTCTAGGTGGTAGTGTAAACGAAAACATGAGTGTTATATCTACAACTGCACAGGATGTTAGTAGGTTGCCAAATATGAATAAGCATGGCTATATAGTCCAAGTATCTAATACTGCTGAACTAGATACTGATGATTATTATTTAAAGTTTGTAGCTGACAATAGTGTAAGTGGTTCTGGAAGTTATGAAGAATGTCTAAGACCTCATAATTTTAACGGTACGGAAACAATAAAGTTAGGCTTAAACCCTGACTCAATGCCACACGCTTTAATAAATAATCGAGACGGTACATTTACTTTTACTACATTAGATCTTGCTAATGCAGGTAGCACTGACAATTACTGGAAAGACAGAGAAGTAGGTGATAATGTATCAAACCCTATGCCATCCATAGTTGGTAAAGAAATAAGTAACTTGTTTTTTCATAGAAACAGATTAGGTTTAATTGCTGATGAACAGATAGTAATGAGTCAGCCAGGGTCATATTTTAATTTATTTACTGTTTCAGCTATAGCAGCTAGTGACAATAACCCAATAGATATAAGTGTATCAGATATAAAACCAGCATTTATAAATCATACATTACCTATAAATAAAGGGGTAATGATGTTTAGTGATAACGGTCAGTTTTTATTATTTACAGAATCTGATATATTCAGTCCTAAAACTGTTAGGTTAAAAAAAATAGCTAGTTATGAATGTGACTCAACTATACAGCCTGTAGATCTTGGTACATCCGTGTTGTTTACATCTAGTGTATCTGCGTATGCTAGAGCATTTGAAGCTGTTGTTGTAGACGATGATGCCCCTGCTCAAATTATAGAACAAACTAGGGTTGTACCAGAGTTTCTACCAAAAGATATAACTATGTCAGCTAACTCAGCATCTATAGGTATTACTACATATGCTAAAAAAAATGATGGTTTTTGTTATCATTACAAGTATTATAACGCTGATAATAAAAGAGAACAATCTGCATGGTATACTTGGAGTACCCCTTTAGGTACTTATCAGCATATGTTCTATACAGGTGGTAATTTTTTTGCAGTTGTATATGCAGGTGGTACGTATAAACTATGTCGACATGAGTATGTAACTGATACAACTTCTGATAGAAGTTATACAATAACTGATGGTTCTACTCCTTCACTAAGTAGTCAGGTTGGTACAGATAGGTCGTTTGAAGCCCATTTAGAGCATATGACTATACCTAGTTCTATAGCTGGTTATAGTCAGAGTACTACTGAACCTGCTAGATCAGTAGTTAG